AATAACTCGGTAATTGCCCGAGCCTCGGCATCCCTTTGTTTGTAGGTGCTAATGCCCTTTTCGTAGTCGGCATCACGTTGAGCAAAGGCTTGTTGTAGCTCCGCCGGTGCTTTTTCCCAGTGCTCTTTTAGCTCAAGGCGTAGGCTTTTGGGCATTTCCGCCCTTGGCTTTTCAGCCATTTGGGGGGCTTGCGTTTGGTCGGTTGGGAACTTAGGAGCAAACTTTCCACCCTCTCGGGGTTGGCTAGCGGCGTGTTTGCCACGGTTTGTCGGTGCTTTGGTTAATGCCTCACGAATCGTATCGGCTCGGCTTTGCGGCTCTACAGGCGCTGCTTGGGGCGCTTCTACCGCTTGGGTTTGGGGTGCTGGCGTTTCTACTGTGTCGGGTGCGACAACTTCGTTTTCCATCACTTCATCCTTTTCATTTGTTCCAAAGTCATTTTAATCATCTCCTTACGCTCGGGCATCGGGCGGTTGTGTAGCCGGTTTGCCATCTCTACGTTAAGGTTAGACATCTTAACAGGTGCAATCGGTGCGCCTGGTCTATCAAACTCTTGCACCGTAGCCAATTGACCACGCAACCGATCTCGGTGTGCTTCTTTCTTTTTGTTCCACTCTTGTTGTGCGTACTTTACATCAGAATGTCCCATCTCAATGGTATCGGTGCGTTTTAAATGCTCACGCCATTGCTTACGACCCTCAATCATTACACCATCGGGCGACATAAAAGGCGCAATGTCACCTCTGACCGAGGCCATAGAATCTTCTCGGTACTCGCCCCTTATGACTTCGTAAGCCTCGCTACCATCGGATGGATAAACCCAAGTTCGCTTCATAAAGTTGTTACCACCACTTGGTCAACGGCATTTGTAGCCGACATTTGCTCGCTCATCATGGCTTGGCTAATTTGAGCTTTTGCAGCAATTTCAGCCACCATGATTTGAGTTTTAGATTCCAATTCTGCTTTAAATCGTTCATATTCTTCCCTTCCGGACATTTCTCTTGCCTTGATTTGTAATTCGTTATTTTGCTTTGCAACCTCAAACTCGGCTTTCATTTGCGCCAATTGCATTTCGGCTTGTGTCTTAGCTTGTTGCATCTGCATCTCAAGCTGCGCCTTGCCTTGCTCAATTTGCGCTTGAGCTTGCATTTTCATTTGCTCGGTTTGTGCTTGCGCTTGCATCTTCATCTGCTCGGTCTGAGCTTGGGCTTGCATTCGCATTTGCTCGGCTTGTTGTTCCGCTTGCATTTGCATCATTTCGGGATTAGGCTGTTTCGGTTGTTGTTTAGCCGCATCCGCTTTGTCTTGCAAAGCTTTCATGGCCTTTTCAACTGCGCTTTCTAAACTTCGACCTGCTCTGTATCGGCGCACTAAGAACAAAAGCATTTCGGAAACCATAGGCAACGTGTCGGGCGCTTGGGTAACCATAGGGATTGCTTCACGCAAGAATGCACCAATAGCCCCTATTGCTTCTTGTGCGCCTTGCTTCTCCGCTTGCTCATCAATTTGCGCCAAGCTATCCGCTTCTACCGCAATATGGAAGTCCCGAATGGTGCTATTGGAAAGCATTTGCAACGCCGCTTGCAACATTTGCGGGTCTTGACCATCCGGTGTGTTCATCACACCCGACATTTCAACAATCAACTCGGGCGGGTAAAACTTACATATAACTTGCGCCTTGAGCTTGAAGATGTCGGTAGCAAACTTAGCCACATCACCTTGGCTACTCTTTAACCTCAAGCTACCAAAGTTGGCTTTAAGTTGTTGAGCACCAAGGGTTTCTTGGGCTTTGGACGATCCACGCAAGATGTCCGATATGCCCATGATTTCGTAAATTGATTGCTTAACTTGTTCCCTAGCCGAATACAACTCACGCAAGGTAATAATGATTTGCGAGGTATCCATCATGTCGATAGCGCCCTTTAAGCCGCCTTTTTCCGACATTGCCGCCCATGCGGTGACGGGGAATAGCTTGTTATCTACGCCCTCGCTAAACATCCGTGCCAACTCTTTAAACTCGGCATTAAACACGCCAACCGCTTTACAAGCTTTAGTTAGCAAGTAAATACGTTGCGTTAAGTTATCTAGCTCTTGCGCTTGATCCTCATACTCACAATAGTCGGGGACGGGGATCATTGTGCCGGTGGTGGTGGTTGCCATCAACGGTTTAGGGCATGGGAAGAACTCATCAAGCTCTAACGGGTCATCCCTCTCATCTAGCGCTTGTGGATAACCTTTAGCAATCCAACAAACCTTTGCCGTGCGCTTGTTCCAAATCTCATAGATCATTGCCTTTTTGTCGTAGGTCATCTTGGCAGTCATGGGATTTTTGCCGTCCATGTCGGTGTTTGAGCTAGTCAAACTTACGTTTTTAAATACGTCCCCAAAGCGCTCTACGCCCTCTTCTTTGGTCATGTAAACGGCACGGGCTACCCACCAAACTTCGTCCCATGTCCGAGCCGGTGAATGCAAGAAGTCAGCCCAGTAGACGTAATCAATGGGGCTATGCGCCGCATCAATGCGCTCGGTTGGGTCTTCTATGGTGTTATAGACTTGCGACTCATCTCGCTCCATCTCGCCCTCAACCTCGGGGGTCTCGTTGACGATGACAGGCTCGTAGCGAATCCATGCCGTGCCTCGACCAGGCAGCAATCGATCTTGCACCGCCCCACTCATCGCCGCATCAAAGTCACCAAATTGTGTGGTTTCGTATTCCATGACACGCTCAAGCATGGTGGACGCAAGGCGACCCACGGGGTCTTGATCCATATACCGGCGTGACACCTCGGGCTTGGCTTGGCGACCATAAAGGGCGGGGTAAAGAACTTGGATGTTTGACCATAGGATGTTGAATTTCATCCTTGGCATCTCTATGGCATCACGCTCATCCCGATAACGCTTGACAACCTTTTGACCACGCTTTTCCCACTTATCAAATATCTTGATGGCGGCTTCGATTTGATCGTGCCAATAAGGGCCTACATCTTCACCCTCATATGCGCCGGTTTCATCGTACATGGCTAGTTACCGCTAGCAAAGAAGAACGTCACATCTAACGTGCCGCCAATTGTTGCAAATAAGCTTGTTCCCACATTGGCGGGAAAAGAATGATAACCAATGGCGGGGGTGATTGTGCCGCACATTGCCGTGCCGCTAGTGCCACCATCTTTAAGCACTAGTGTGCCTACGGTAGTGCTATTAACGTAGAAACCAAGCAATTGGCACGGGCCTGTTGTAACCACGCCTGATCCCGACAAATTTGTCAAATTTTTATATGCACCTACTTCTGCTACTGGCTGGCTCATATTCGCTCCTCTTTATGTTGTATCTCATAGTCCCACAACTCATCAAGCGTGATGGTTTGTAAGGTCTTGCCCTTGGGCGGTGTTTGATCTTTTGCCTCTTGTCTATAGGCTACTGCCAACATTCTAAACGCATCTGCGGGGTGTGAACACCAATCATGGCGTGGAGTTTGACGAAAAGTTTTCTTATCTTCATCATATTCCCGTTGATATTGCCTTAACGCTTCCAATCCCTCATCGCATCTAGAGTCAAAATAACAACTTGGCAAGATCATCCGCACCGCTTGGATGCCGTCTTGGATGCCAATCTCGGGGACTATTGCCAATTTGCTCATGCCGCCAAGGTGTGCAGCTAATTGCTCAACAATGGACTTACCCCCCGATGCAAGCGTTTTAGCCCTTGCGTCATGCGGTAGGTAGTGGCGGGTGTATCGGTAGCCCTTGGCGTTGACCGCATTGGCTATTTCCTCAATGCTTGCCCCCGACACGGCGTAGTAGTCCATTACCCTAACCTCACCCCTAACCACTTGATACCACCAAATAGCGGTGTCATCCCGATAACCTAAGTCCCATGCGGTGTAAACGGGGGACTCGGGCTCAAAGGGTAGCTCCCTAATTCTTCCCTCATCTTGCGCTTGGCGCATCTCTTGCCCATAAAACGCCCCAAGGATAGCGGCATCAAAGCTACATTCATATTCTTGGTCGTATTGGTCTTGGCTTAATTGTGATTGCGCCGCTTGCAATTCCGAGTCGGGCAATAGCTTAGAAACCGAGGCGGGTAGTCGCAATAGAAACCAATCCGGCACTACTTGACTTACCTTGTAAATGTCATGGAATTGGTTTTTGCCCTTTGGCGTACCACCAAACACCGCCCAACCTAACCGGTCTGATAGCGTTGGACGTATAACATTACCCCACACGCTAGGCTTAAAGTCGCCGTATTCATCAAGGTACACGCCGTTAAATCCCATACCACGCATGGCATCGGCATTGTCCGAGCCAAATAGCATGATCTTTGCGCCGTTTATTAACTCCACCGATAAGTCGGATTCGTTTGTGGCTTTAGTCACCGGTGCGGCGTAATACTTAAGGTAATCCCACGCTACTCGTTTAGCCTGGCTACGGAATGGTGCGATGTATGCGTACTGGGCTGATCGATTGCCCTCGGTGATAGCTCGCTTGATCAAATCGTTGATAGCCGCTACGGTCTTACCCGCCCTACGGTGGGCAACCAAACAAGACCATCGCTCACTCCTATTGTGGAATGGCATAAATGCCGCCCTTGGGCTATAGGGCAAGATTACTTCACGCCGCCCCATGTCACCACCATTTCTACCGGCCCGTCATCCTTGCCGGTGATCTCCGTTCTAGCCAACTTGGGTACATGGTACTCAACCACGCTTTGAAATAGCTCAAAGGCTTTAGCGGGGTTGGGTTTGATGTCATGCTCGGGAACGCCCATAGCGACCTCATCAAGCCATTGTGCGAGTCGGTGGGCATTACCATCCACAAACATTGCTATCGCCTCTCTAGCTTGCGCTGTGACCTTGTTAGGCGTACCTACAATGCGACCACCCGCTTTCTTTCTAGTTTTAACTACTTTAGTTTCAGTATTCATAATAAAGTATTATTTAGGCTTTGTTTGGTAATTAGGCATCGACCACCTCTTTCATTTTGATCAGGCCATTCATCATACGGCTTTTAGTGTTAAACCATTGCTTGCTAAAGTCGCAATTTTGGTAATGATCAAACTCGGGGATGCCTAGCGTGTAATGGGCAATCTTGGCGTTTTTGTTCTCTTGTTCGCCAACTAGCACATTCCACTCTTTCGGTAGCTCACCGATAAGGGAATCCGGTAACCAATTGAATCGGTGAAGCTCCGCACCCGAGTGATCGTCCACAAATTCGGGTGTCAATACCTTGTTTCTTAAGTGATCGCAATTCCAAAGTATTAAACTTGACCAATTCTTTCGGGGGTAGTCCCGATTCGCCGATTCCATCGGTGTGCCAATGTATTTCTTTAGGTGCTTCGTTTGATATTCATGCTTAACCACTTGCACCGCCTTGGTCGGGTCAAATAGCTTGCTCAAATCGTTTATGTTTGCCAGCATCAACATATCACTAGCATCCAAGAATATTGCCCTACCTGTGAAGTTTGTAAAGTAGGGGACTAAGAAGCGTTGATAAGTAAATGCGTTTGTGCCGTCCCGTTGTGTGCCGTACAACGGCGTTATAGCTACCGGCTCGCTAGTGCGCTCAATCAAGCTTTGGCAAAACACATGGTAACCAACGGCTTCCCGAGGGTCGTAACCGGCAAATATCCTAATCATTTAAATGACAATAGATAAATTGTGCTATCAACCAATGCGGCTATCTCATCCACAATATTTTGCAATTGCGTGTCATCAGGCAAAGAATCACGGTTTTTATAAACGTAATCTTTGATGCTTGTCAAGTATTTGACGGGGTCTTTGGCGTTGTGAAAATTCTCGGGAAAATCCTTGATCTTCTCGTAGCAACCCGAATAAGCCTCGGCGTAGTTGTCGGCTAAGTCAACAATGGCGGGGTAGTATTTACCTAAAGCCTTATGCACGGCATATGAATCGGTGCTCAAGTGCATAAAGTGCGTCACGGTGCTGCTATGGAACAACGTGGAGATAAAATCGGCAACGTCTTTTTTCATGTTTACCCTAAAAAAAGCAGGGGTCAATGCCCCTGCAAATGAGAAACTGCACATCCATTGTAAACGCTGGAATAGGTACGTCAATGGGCCAAGCGCCTTGTATGTAAAGTTTTTTTACCGTTGCCATGTGCGCTCGTTGCCACTTTTCTTGCCGTTCTTCTCGGCTTAACTCTTTGCCTTGGTCAATCTCATAATGGCATTTAAGGCACAAAGCCGCTACCAAGTTGTCATCGGCTTTAACCCCTTTACCCTTACCGCCACCCCAATTGGTATGTGCCGCTTGCACCATGTTCCCCGACCCGCAAGCTTGGCAATCAAGTCCCGCCACTAGCTTTAGTAGCTTTTTGCTTCTTATGTATTGGTGTTTTTGAAACAATTATTGTCTCCAGGGTTGTGAATCTATGTTGATTAGCGCACTCTAAGCGCCTACGCCGTGTGTTTCCCGTTGAAATTCTTGTTTCTTTAACGATTGTCCAAGTCCCACATTCGGGGCATTTCATTGGTGCGCTTTATCTTGCATACGATTGGTGGCTTCCCGTGTGCGCCAAATCTCTATGTCAAGCCTAGCCGCTTCAATTTCCCATTTAAGAGTTTCTTCTTTTTCAATTGCCGCCGCCAATCCCCTTAACAACTTGGCATAAATGGGGTCGGCATAAGCTTCCCTTTCTTGTGCGTTTGCCGCTTCAAAACCCATTTCCAAGGCATCACGCATTAACAAAGCTTTTTGGCTTTTGCGAAATTCCTCAAGGTAAACCCTTTGGGCTTTAGCCTCGCCGTAAGTTGGCGCTTTGTCTCGGATGGCTTGCGCCGCTTCTTCGGGTTTCACTTTAATACTCCAATCATGCGTAAAGCCGCATCAGGGCTATCAATCCTTGCCAATGTACTTCCGCCCCAATTTTCAAAAAAATCGGCTTGTAGGCTTGTTAAACGCTTTTTAGCGCCCGTTTTAATCTCCACCAAGAACGTGTGACCCTTGTAGCCAACCAAAAGGTCAACGGGTAAGCTAATGATCCAAACGTAAGCGCCGGCGGCTCGTAAGGCAACAACAATTTGGTCTTGGTTTGCATCCACTCTTTTAGCGTGTCTCATTCATTCGCTTTCTAAGGTCAACGGCGGCGGCTAATCCACGCCGTTTTTCGATGTCCAAGTAAACCCGTGACCACCATGCCAATGCTTGGATTTTCCCAAGGTCTTTCGTTTTCTTGCGGTATCTCGCCACCCACTCCCG